AAGGTGGCTTACCTTCTGGAGCAAATGTTCCATCCATGTAACTTTCGCCCACATAGCCCCAGTCGTTTACAAATCTATCGTTGCTGTAGGTGTCACGTGTGTTGTAGCCAAATCCTGTTGGTGTTGTTTGTAAGCTGCCAGACGTTCCATTGGTGTTTGGCACACCTTCGTACTGTTGTACAGGATCTTTATAATAGTAACTGAAGTAGTTGTACCATAAATTGCGAATTAAATCGCCGCCGTCATCATTAAAAGTTATGGTAACAGGTTGATATTCAATTTTACTTTGTACCAGACGTTTACGATTGTACTGATTCATTGTGTCAACTGAGATTTGATAACTGGGCAAGTCAATGGTCTTGACTGACAGGCCAATGCTGGTTTGGTCACTGTTGTTTAGGGCAGGAATTCCTGTGGTGTTTAGATTAAAGAATGTGTGGAAGTTGAACTTGAAGCGTGGCGCAAGTTCGTATCCATTTGTACGAAAGGTTTTACTGGCGTGGGTATAATCTCTTAACCCGTTGTCGCCAATAAAACCTTTTAAAAAGTTTTGTCCAAAGCTCATTCAGTTACTTAGGCGCCTTGTGTGCCACCTAAGCCGGTTACTGTGCCCAGTGTAGTACCAAGGATAGTGCCTGTTTCGCCAACACCACCGCCAACCACTTGGTTAGCATTGTCAAAGGTAATACTCAGTGCAATAGTCATTGCTTCACTGGTTGCATAGTTGGCATCACCATAGTTTACTTCTTTCAAGTAGCAGCCATACAGTTCCCATGACTCTAACACTGTTGGAGCAACAGCACCGTTGCCACCGTCCAGCACTTCAAACTTGGTTGTGAATTTGTAATCTGCACCTGCAGCCGCAGATGCCATTTCAAAGAAGTCCAGTTGTTTCTGTAGCTGTGAACCAACCAGTTGTTGTACATTAGCACCTGCATCGTCACGCAAGTTACAACTTACATCACCCCATGAGTGCTTGCCAGCCATTTTAAGAGTGGAGTTGTAAATTGGTAAATCAATATTTTCAAATGTCACTGTGGGGCGTGTAAAGTCAATGACCTGTTTGGTCATTTCGGTAACTGGACCACCTTGCACACCAAAATTTTCAAATATCACTCGAAAGCGATATTTCAATTTTGGCATTAATATGCCTGTACTGCCTTGGCTAGCGTCACTTGCCAAGGGTACTGTCATTTTGTTTAACGATGCTGAAGCCATAATTTTTATCCTCTGTTACTGTTATTTATGTTATCTATGCGTGACTAAAAATAGGGACCTGGTCCCTATTTTATTAGCCGCCGGCAGCAATTTCCCCAGTGTTCTTGATACGCACTGGAATGTAGATAAACTCAACTGCCTTGACTGGCTCAATAGCAATATCAACATACAATTCGTTACGATCTATACGTGCAGGAGTATTGTTTGACGCATCACACACCACTAGATAGTCATAGAGACCACGTTTAGCAACCAGGTCAATCATTAGACCGTCAATTGCGTTCTTGATCTGATTGCGTGTGATCTGATCATTTGGTTCAAACAAGAACTGCTTGCCAATGATGTCCAGGCGTCCACGAATAAATGCTACCAAACGTGCCACATTGATGCGGTCCAGTGCTGTGGTGTTACTTGTGGTTGTTTTGTTACCAAAGTTAGTTATACCAATGCCAGGAATAAACGTAATTGGGTTGATTGCATTTTCATACAGCACATCACGCAGGCCTTGACGTACTCCTAGCGGTTGGAATTCACCTGTGGTAGAGTTGACATAGCCAAGCTGTACAGCGTTGTCAATCACACCACGACGTGTTCCGGCTGGAGCAAACCAAGGAAATGATACTTCATCACTGCGAATAATTGTACGTATCATCATGTGACTTGGTGCTGTTACTACTGGACTGCCACTCAGGTCAGTTGTTTGACAACTTGGATAGAATACACCCATGTACTGATTACCCACTGTTAGACCGTCACCTGTGTCTAGTCCAAGGCCGTTGTTGTTACTGGCCCACAACAAGATATCTTGTGGATCCAAACGTAGTGGTGTGTCACCAATCACAAAGCCTGTGTTGTTGCGCTCGTTGTTGAGTGCAATCATGTTTGGCATCAATTCTGGATAGGCCGGAGTTGCCATCAAGTTGAATTGACGCTGTTCTTCACGCACGTCTGTGTTTACATCAATACCCGACTTCAATGCAGCCACAATCATAGCACGTTGTGCTTGACGTCCCATGTACGGAGAACCATTGGCTTTTAGACCACTGGCTGTGACCCAGGCATTGGTCACTGCGGGCAGTGTATCATCTGGATAGGTGTCTGCGTTAAAGTAGTCAACCTGGAAACTCTTGACATTAAATCCTGAACGGCGTGAGTTGAACAACAACATGCCTTGTGGATACAGTGATGGATTTGGTGCATCCAGGTCCAGGTAATCACTGACCAACAAACTGGTGATAGTTGGGAACGGTGCTGTGATAGGATCTGTGTCACCGTTTGGTGCCCAACGTGCATCAGCAAACAACACACCATTTTCTGTGGTTTGGTCAGTGTTGTCGATGGCCACCCATTGATCGACACCATTCACTGGCTGCCAGCGATATAGTTTAGGATAGTTTTCCAAATCACTTGTGTCCACCCATAAGTCACCGTACACCAATGGTGATTCTGCTGTGTTGGTCTGTGTGGTAGGCGCAGTGGCGCTGATAATTGGGCCTGCGGCATTTGTGTTGCTCAAATCAAAACCACGAACATCGTTTGTTACATTCTGATAACCTTGCCATTCGCCATTGTCTTGGATCAAGATGTCAACGTCATCAACAGCACTGTAGTACCATAAACGACCTTCTGCTGGATCTTGATCCGGTGCGGCTGCACTTGCTGTGTAGGTAAATGTTGGTGTGGTAACCCAGTTACTTAGTCCCAAGCCGAAGGCTACACCATCTACATAGTTGGTTTTTACTCCAGTTACGCTGGTATTAAATCCGGCTGTGGTAACTGGTGTACCAATTATGTTACGCAATACTATTGTTCCGCCAGCGGACTGTGTAAACACCACAGCGCCTGCACTGTTAACAGTGGCACTAACATATGGAACATTGGCAGCACTGACTGCGGCAATAAAGTCCTCAACTGTGGTTCCTTCTAATGTGGCCGTTGCACTAGCAATAGTAGTAGTGCCAGGTTGAGTAGCCAGAATTGTAAATGAGTTACCAGACACAAACGGCCCTGGGGTAGTGTCATCACCTGTGATTTCTGTTGCACCAGTGGCATATCTTTCAAATATTGTAAAACTTGATGTGTTGTTGTTTAATATGTTTGCATGAGCATATGTAGATCCAGCAGGAATATTTTTTCCCCCACCGCTTGGATCAGTTTCATACAACGCTTCAGATTCGGTGAGGTATACTGGACATGCTTGTGCAACAAATGCACCAAGAATAGAACTGTATTTTTTAACAACTATCTGAGTACCTTGGTTTACATCAGAAATCTTTTGCCACACACTGCCAGTTGGTGCTGGTTGTGTTTGAGTTGCACCCCATCGCGGAACTGTGTAACTTGGGCTTACTTGATAGGTAGGAGCAAAATACTCGGTTGCTGTGATGCCCAATGTTGTCAGCGCAGTGCCGGATATGTTGGCTATCGAAACAATACCAGTGTTGGCTGTGCTGCCATCGTTTGTGGCAGTGGAATCAGCATAGATGTACAGTTTGCCGCCAATGGTGGCTGCATACACACCGGTAATGGCTGCGTCGTTGATGGCATCAGCAATGCCATCCACTGTGTTGTTAGGAGCAACAGGAACTGTGATTGTTACATCATTAACAGAGAAAGTTTGTGCGGCAGTTAACGTGGTTGGCGCTAATGTACCACTCACTGTGGGCCAGGCAGTTTTCCATTCGTCGCTGCCAATTGTTACCCAGGTATTGTACAAATCTGACAGTGCAGTAGCACTGGTCTGTGCGGATGTTGGCCCACCACGTTTGTAGTAGCCTGGATTAAATGTGCTGGTTGCAGTGACAGCGTAATCACCAATGCTGCCAACTGTTTGTAATGGAACTGTTGTGCCAGTTTCTAACTGTAGTGTACTGGTGATCACAATCGGAGTTTGAACAGTGAATATTCCGGTTGTGATATTCCATTGGAAAATACCCCATTCAGTGTTTGCAGTGTCTAACCAATAGGTATTGTTGTTGGGAGCGCCTAGCGGACGTGATAGCGACGCTGTTAGTTCTGTCAAGTCAATGTCAACACGTTGCACATACGCACGATTACTTACACCCAGTGCAGAGTATGCTGCCAACAGGCCGTATTCGTTTAGTTCGTAGCCGTTGATTGGTGTGCCAGCAGTGGTCTTGTAGAAGAATGGATTGCCAAAAGTAGCGGCCAAATCTCGCTGACTGGTCATTAAATAAACACGGTTAGCATTCGCTGCCAATGTTCCCGGTGCAACGCCAACTCCAGCGGCACTGACTTTGTTCTGTGCCGTTGCTATTAAAATATATGGTACTGAATTGGTAGCAGCAGGGATATATTGACTTTCGTCAATAATCGTTACTTCTACGCCTGGGGATACTAATGCCATGGTTAAATCCTTTTTCTAAGTTTTAATATTTAGCACCTATGCAGAAAAAACACGATCATTACACCCTTTGCAAAGGTTTTTGTCGCTAAATACTACATGCAAAGACCCGTATGCCCTGCTTGTAATCAAAGATTGTGTGCTGTAAACTATCATCGTGATGGTGTGCCGCATTATAGAACACGCTGTGACCACTGTATTAAGAAACAACGTCGAGCGAAGCCGCCTGAGCCTCGTTGGAAAGCAAGTGGTTATAAGAAAAAAGCCACATGTGATAGATGTGGCTTTAAATCCAAATACTCTGCGCAAACGTCAGTGTATCACGTAGATGGCAACTTGCACAATACCGGTGTTAACAATTTGAAAACAGTGTGTTTAAACTGCACAGTTGAGATCAAGAAGTCTGATTTGCCCTGGCGGCCAGGCGACCTGATGCCTGATTTATAACAGTTTGTATTTGCTTGTACAGTGAGTCAATGCTGGAGTTGTTGTGCAACACAAAATCAAAGTCAGTACCCACCCAGGCTGTTTCGCTAGCATGAATGCCTTCCGTCTTTAGCCAGGCCCGTGCTTTGACATCACCCTGATTTGCTTTGGCAGCAATATCAGTCCAATGTGGTTGAACACCTCGCTCAATACGGAGTATAATGCCGCCCGAGGCACGTAAGGATTTAATTTCGTTGGGAAAACGGCAGTCGCTGATCACAACATTGTCTTCACTGTTACGCAGTTTGTTTTCTAAACTGGCAATCCAAATATCATCATGGAATCCGGACCGACACACTTCTGTGCCCCATAGCTGTAGCATTAAACGTGGCGTCAAGTTGGGCACGTTTAAACGTTTGGCCCACCATGAATCCACCTGTTCTCTCCATTCTCGAGCCTGTGCTGTTCGTCCTTCTAGCAGGGTACGATCCCACCCAAACACCTGTGCCACTGCATCTTTAAGGCTGTTGGCAAAACTTTCACGCCTGTACTCGTGGAAATTCACCAGGTAGTCTGCAACAGTATCTTTGCCAGATCCAATAAATCCGCATACGCCAATGATCATGATAATTCCGTTACATTTAAATGTTTGAGTGTGGTTTGCAACAATTCAATTTGTCTACGGCAGTCTTCTAACGCATGATGACTTGTAGGCGGTTTGGGCAGTCCTGGCCATAAAGCAAATACTGTTCTTGAATCTCTAACTGCATAAAACTGCCACGGAATTGGTTTTCCGTAACTTTTATAAGCATGTTCCAGGATGTTCATGTCATATGTGGGACCTTGTGCCCAAACACGATTGCTTTGCCAAATTAGCCGGCCCAACTCATCCAATGCTTGGTCTAACGGAATTCGGTCTTGTTCGTGAAATGCTTCATCACGTGCTGCCGCAGGTTGAGTTGCCCACCAGTCAATTGTGCCTTGTTGGATTGATCTATTTTCTTGGCTCTCCAGTGTGATACGAGCATAGTACTTGCGCTCATTGTATCCGGAGCCCAATGGATCAAAACTCTGGGCCGCAATGGTTAGTATTGTGGTGTCAGGGCCGGTACCTAAACCTTCTAAGTCAATCATTAAATCTGCCATGTGTTATTATAACACACAACAACGTAATATGCAACAGATGTTTAACCGATTACCCAACTCAGTGGCTGTGAACCATCCACATAGTTCTTGAGATCTACTAGCAGTGCTTCCATTTGCGCTGTGGCTTCACTTTTCATTGCGGTACCGTTTAAGGTGCCGCCACCCTGTGGACCAGCAATGGTGCCAAATTTCTCACGTGCTTCGCCAATGATCATTTTACAGTTGGCCACCATGTAGTCACGGATCCATTGGCTGATTTGAAAGTCACTCAGCAGGTTGAACTCGGGTTTCAAGTTGTAGGTCCAAAGTAACACATTCTCGCCAGTGCCTTTTGGGTCGCGAATAATCTGCAATTTCTTGGTCACAGGATTCCAAGTGAAGTTCATGTAGCCGCCGAACATACGTGCGGCCAGTTCAACATACTGGCTGTAGAAGTCGTAAGTGGCCAGGCCGCCTGCCACGTTGAAGTTCATTAGATAAACGTTGACACTGGCTTGTGAGAACGGATCAAAGTTTGACGAAAACGGACCAGCTGAATCGCCAAACGTTCTACGGAAAATTTGTCGAACCTGGATGGTTTCTTGCGGCAAGGTATAGATGTTTACATCCTTAACCAACTCCATAAAGGTATAACTTTCTTCATACGCACCCTGAGCACGTTGACGATACACACCTATTGTTTTTTGGTATGCAGCTTCATAATGTTCTGCATCCAGTTCAAGGTCAATGATCTGTGAAGCCAGTTGTAACTGCACATATTCAATGAGATTTTGTTTCAGTGTGTCAAGACTTGATTGTTCTTCAATTGCCATCGTAAACTCCGTTGTTTATATTTATGGTCTTAATCGAATCTGCTTTAATGTTAAATGTACTGGTTGAATTCTTTGCTTTGTTAAACGACACTATGGTGTGTGCATCTACATTTTCTGGGCAAAACTTGCACTGTTCAACGGGATCATCAATTCTATCAATAAATTGTCGACCCCGTGTGGCAAACTCGTCAATTGTAAGTGGTTTGTATCTGCGTAATCCACTCAGCAAGAAACGATCGTGCTCGGACAGATCAAGAGGATATTGCTTATCAAATTCTGGCAACAGTCCGGCTGGACCACATTTGTACAACTTGGCCCAGATAAAATGATAACTTTGAAACTTTTGAAAACCACAGTTTTCGTGTGCCACAATAGGGTCACTTTGATGCAGGGTAAGCTGGCCTTGATCATTGGTCACTATGGCTGATTTACTAAACTCAGTGTACACCCAAACATGTACATGCACACCGTTGCTGTCAACAAACGCATAGTCTGCACCCCAGGTTGCTCTGGTGCCATCGGACTTGAGTGCCTCTTTGCCTTCATAAAATGTTATGTCGCCTCTGAGAAACTTGCGTATCTCTTCAAAGTACTGTGGTAAATCTTCGATGTTATGCACACTGACACCTATCCAATTACCATCTTCTTCTCGGTAGTTTAACAGTGCTTCGTACAGGCCAGGCACATGGTTCAGGCGAGTGCCGTTGGTCAGTACATTTACTTTTTTACCCCACAAGCGATTGAGTCCAATGATCCAGTCGCATATGGTTGGATTTAACAGTGGCTCACCACCCAAGATAGTTACTCGTTGCAGTCGGACTTTTGTGGCCCACTCAGTGTACTGAGATTCATAGTCACTCCAACGTTGCCAACCTTTGAAGTCGTAATCATTGAATCTATTGCACTGTGGACAAGTTAAATTGCAAACATTGGTTATGTAAAACTCAATGTTTGGAATGTATATTCTTGGATCATCTGGGTGCTCGTCTGGAAAACGTGTAGGATATCGCATCCATTACTTACCAGCTCTTGAGTATGATCAAGTTCTCTGTGCCACGTCCGTTAAACGCAGTTTCTGTAGTGGTCAAGTCCTTGTAGATCTTCCTAGCGGCTGGCTTGCCTGCGGCTCCCAGGGCCTTAAGAACATCTGCAGGCTTGCGCACAGTCTTTTGCAGGCTCTCTACTGTGCTGAATCCAATCACGGAGTTTGACTTCACAGTAAATGCCTGTGTATAGCTGTCTGCCACAAGATGGATCAGCTTGCGTTTCTTAGTGTCATACAACCAGGCTTCTGCTTTGTCCACCAAACTTGCGGCCGGTAAACCTTTGAGCTTGAGCTCTGCAAATTCCATCACATGTTTGAACTTGGCAGCACGTTTCTCAGGTGGCACTACTCGAACTTTACGCGGCTTGCGTTCAACCTTTTTAATCTGCACGTAGGCACCGCAGTCCGAAATTACCAGTTCGCAGAACTTTACGCAATTCCGTAACTGCACCTTGCTCAAGAAACTGTAGCCCTGCACCAGGTCCGCATCCTTGCCTGACACTGCCGCATCAAATTCCTCTAACTTGCGTGTCCAAATTTGTTTAATGTCATTGACCATTTGCGGAGCAACATTCATTGAACGCATAAGCACCACAGGTTTGTAGTCTGCCGTGAGTTTGGCGCCGCTTGTGACAAACTCATCAAACAACCCGTCTAGTTCACCCGCACACTCTGACACCTTCTCTCGCAGTCGGTCCTGGATTGTGATTTTTGGCACTGCGTCATCCACTGCCGTTTCTTCCGCCACAGCATCTTGTTTGGATTCTAAGATATCTTTTAGCAAATTATCCAATTTGATCTGCTCATGCTCGTTGAGCTCTAGGCCCACCTGACTCATGCGGCATAGCCATCCGGTGGTCAGTCTGATTGAACTGTCCGGAATTTGTTTAAGGGTGCGCACATCGTTTTTACGACCATGTGTTTCTAAATAGTTCACAATCATTTCACGTGCGTCTTTTTTGCCGTAAAAGTAATTGTACCAACTGAACGCATGACTAAGAGCACTGATACGACCTTCGGTGGGTTGTGTTTTCCAAGTAGGCTCCATGCCCATGGCATTGGTATCTGCACTGCGTGGGTTTAGCGGTTTAACGGGTTTAGTTGCGATCATAATATTCCTTACTTAGTTCTGGGCAAGTGTTTTACAGCGTCAAAAAGTTTAGCGGCACGTTTAACGTCAAAATTTTTGTGTTTGTACATCCAGGCTTTTTTACGTTCTGCTGTTTCCAGTGCCTCTACCAGTTTCCATTTAGTGTCAAAGTCTGCAGACATTATTATACGGCTCATGTCCACAATGTCCAATGCGTACTCTACCCATTTTTCCGTAGCTTTTACTTTGTAATAGGAAGAATAAAAAGGTTTGCCTTTTGGGCCTGTGTACTTTGCTAAAAAGTTAACAGCTTTCATAACATACTCCTGGAGTGGTTAAGTGTGTATTATAGCAAAGATACATTTAAGTGTCAATCTTTTCTAAAGTGTTGTTTTTAGAACACAGTGTTGCAGATTGGGATAGTTCAGCCACCATAAATAACGTATGCCAAGATTGTCACTCTATCGCCCCAATCGCACCTCTGACTACAAGTTTCTGGATAGAACCATTGCAGAAATGTACACTGTTGGCGGATTAGACATTTATATCCACAAGTACATGGGTCCGTCAACCGGAGACCCCGGTGACGCAGACGCTACCTTACCTGTTTACGACACTTCAAATCCGTTGTTCATTGAAGATTTGTTGTTGCTGGAAAACCGTGATCGCCAGTACGATCCAGATGTGTATATACAACGTGGCGTGTACCGTGTGGCCGACGTTGACTTTGATCTTACCCAATTTGGCCTGTTTCTAAACAACGACACCCTGTTTATCACGTTCCATTACAATGACATGATTGACACAATTGGGCGTAAACTCATGTCAGGTGATGTGATAGAAATCCCCAACCTAAAAGATTATCATCCGCTAGACAAAAGTCTAGCCAAAGCATTGCCGCGTTGGTATGTAATCCAAGATGCGTCTTTTGCTTCAGAAGGATTTAGTCAAACTTGGTTGCCACATCTGTGGCGGGTCAAAGCCACTCCCATGGTCAATGCTCAAGAATACAACAGCATTACCAAACAGGCATTTGAACCCAACAACATCTGGGATCCCGGCAACTATTATCCAGCCGGTACTGTTGTGAACAACGGTGACAAATACTACACTGCTGTTGGCAATGTTCCGCCTGGCACAGACATAACCAACACTGCCTACTGGACAGAAAAGACACCAGACACCATTGCAGGAAAAACTTCTACTCGCACAAAAGACCTAGAACTGAACGATGCAATTTTGGTACAAGCCGATGTTGAGGTTCCACTGACCGGGTACGACACAGTGAAGTTTTATATTCTTCCCACAGCAGAAGATGGACAACCTGCACAATCAGGCCTGACAGCAGACGAAACACCACCCACAGTAGATGGTACCCAAGGCGGCGAAGGTACTACGCCACGTTCAGATGGCTACACAATTGGCTACTTGACCGGTGACGGCATTGCGCCAAACGGATTGCCTGTGACTGCAGGTGTTAGTTTTCCGGCAGGGCCTGCAGTTGGCGACTATGCACTGCGATTGGATTACTTTCCAAATCGCCTGTTCCGCTTCAATGGTGCGTCATGGGTCAAGATTGAAGACAAGGTTCGTATTAAACCGGTGTTTGAATCTGAAGGACCGGCAGCGTCACAACGAGCCAGTTTTGTCAACAACAGAAATACAGTACAGACTACGGACCGTGGCGCTATCCCAAGTCGTCAGAGTCTCAGTGAGATACTCAAGCCCAATGCAGACAATGGTGGTTAACCAACAATGACAACAGTAAATTCAGCCGCAAATCCAATGTTTTTTTATGACGAACAGATACGTCGCTTCTTATTACAGTTCACCCGTATCTTTTCAAACTTTCAAGTGGAGTACGGACGCAACGAAGAAGGCACAGCACACACTCTAGTGCGTGTGCCCATACGCTATGGTGATTCCAGCAGACAAGTGCAAACCATCATGCAGAACAACTCTGCCAGTTTCATGACTTCTGTTCCAATGATGAGTTTTTATATTTCTGGATTTGATTATGATCGTCCTAGAATGCAAGAACCCTACTATGTGAGCAACATCTCTGTGCGTCAACGCACCTATGATGATGTCACTGACACCTACGAAACCACACAGGGTAATGCGTTTACTATTGAACGCCTGATGCCGGTGCCATACAAACTAACAATAAAACTAGACCTGTGGACCAGCAACACCAATCAAAAAATGCAGTTGTTGGAACAGATTGTGGTGTTGTTTAACCCTGCGTTAGAAATTCAAAGCACAGACAACTATCTTGACTGGACCAGTTTAAGCATTGTGGAACTGGAATCAACACAATGGACCAGCCGTTCTGTTCCAATGGGCTCAGAAGATCCCATTGATGTTTGCACAATGACATTCACCCTGCCAATTTGGATCAGTAGCCCGGCCAAGGTCAAGAAACTGGGCGTGGTTGAACGTATCATTGCCAACATATATGACGCCAAAGGCGATGCATCAAATGCAGTGTTAGACAACGACTTACTGTTGGGCACCCGCATGGTAATTACACCATGGGATTATCAAACCTTGCTAATCGGCAACAAGTTGCAGGCTCTGCGTCCCAGTGCTGTGATTGACGAGCCTAATACCAGTTTGACGCCACCAGATAGCCCGCCCAGTAACTTGTTATGGACAGCCCTGGTTGGTGCTTACGGAGTACTGCGTCCGGGAATCAGTCAGATCTTTTTAGAGCAACCTGATGGCACTGAAGTTGCCGGAACAGTGTCGTATGACCCCATTGATGACCGGTTTATGTTGTATAATATAGATGAAGACACAGTTCCGCAAAACACATTATCTCCGGTACGTTCTGTTATTGATCCGTTGCGCAGTGGACCAAACGAAGGCTTGCCTGCACCTGCAGATGGTCAGCGTTATTTGTTAACTGAAGACACTGGCAGCGACAATGGCTACGCTGTGGCCTGGCAGGGTGTGTTGGGGCAACCGTTAATTGCCAAACGAAACGACATTATTGAATACTTTGATCAACGTTGGCAGGTGGTGTTTGAAAATAATTCCAGTCCCGACAACTTACAATACGTAACTAATATAACAACTGGAATTCAATACAAATGGACAGGCACAACATGGGTCAAGAGCTATCAAGGATTATATCCCGGAGGACAATGGAGAATAGTACTGTAACAGCCGTGGGCGTTTGGTTCTACAGTGTGAGCACACAACGATATCTGTATCTGTTGAGAAACGACTCACGTCATCCAGACTCCTGGGGACTGCCTGGTGGTAAATTTGAAGCCAATGAAACACTAATGGAAGCAATGACACGCGAGTGTACAGAAGAACTGGGACACATGCCAGAATACTTACGCTTGGTTCCCATAGAAAAATTCACCAGTGCCGATGGTGGATTTGCGTATCACACATTTTTTTGCAGTGTGGCCCAGGAGTTTGTGCCGGTACTGAATGATGAACACATTGGCTGGGCCTGGATAGCATCTGGAACATGGCCGAGACCCATGCACCCTGGACTATGGTCAACTGTGAACTTTGATGCTGTGCGTGACAAAATGGCCACTGTGGAACACAGTGTTCAGATGTCGCAGTGACTTATAAATGGACGAACGTCCATGCAAGCGACATTGGCGTTCATACGCCACTCTTTGGGCACATTAGACTCTTCACCAATGAATGTAAACTTGGTGGCAGGGTACGCCATTAGCACTCCGTTCACATGTGCAGACCATTCACTCACAGTGCCAACTGTGTCATTGCTGTACCCCAGTGCATAAATTTCTTTGTGGCCGTCAAATGCTGCCATCCATAACACCAGAGCTTCTAAGGCCATGAGTGTGTTGTAAGGTATTAGATAAAAATCGCCCGGATGCATCAAACAGGTTCTTGTGGTGGCATACACAATGTTATCAGTGACATATCCAGACTCAACAAGTTCTTGAAGAATATTCTTGTCAATGTCAACTGCAAAATTCAATCTCATCTCCTTGGCAATGGTGCCGGTACCGTATGTTTGTAATTTTTTTGAACTGAGCAAGCCACCTTTATGGCGTTGTAGTCTGGTATAGTCAAATAGATCTCTGTGTACATTGCTGCCAATACAGGCAGCACGGCCACTGATGTGCTGATTATCAATTGGGTTGGCTACCCATTCTCTATTCTGTGTTTTTTTGCCGCCGGACCATCGACTTTCGGTGATTACAAATTCGCCCTCGTAGTCTGTTCTGTATCGCTCTTGTATCATAAACGTCCCACTGCAACTTCAATGACTACAACTTCATTAGATTTGATGTTTTCCAAAGATTTTCCAACCACACAGCCGGGCACAAATTTAGATGTTTTTATGGCCATGGCTGTTCCAGGAGTGTCGCCTGTTACCAACACAGTTCCTTTGGCTACAGGACCTTGCACCAGGCAAGGAACACGACCAGTCAATGCTACAGGCAATATCCATTCTCCTGACTGTCCAGCATTCATTAGGTAACTTGGATTAGTTGATATAATTCCTGCCACTGCGGTGTCGTGATTTTTGTTACTGATGGTGATTTCTTTGGCACCGCCAAACACAACCACTGTGCCAGGCTTGTACTCAGCATCGGCTTCGTAGTTTTCTGCCAAGTCAGCATACTGTGCCGAGGTGGCCTTGGCAAAAACAGTATTAAAGTATGTTGTTGCTGATCCAATGTTACCTACACCATTGCCTTGGCCGTTTTGTATATCTTTGTTGACTACAACAACGCCTGTGCCATTTGGACTTAGAGTAATGTTGCCATTGCTGGAAGTGCTGATAGTCATTGCGGCAGCGTCAACAATGTTACCTGTGAGGCTTATGTCTCCGCCAACAGTTATCGAACCAGTTGCTGAAATTAACCCAGCAGTTCTTAGATTGCCAGCATTGACATTGCCAGTAACACTTAATGAATCAAGTGTGCCAACTGATGTGATGTTGGTTTGAGCGGCTGTTGCCAATGTACCAGTTAAATTAGTACCAGATACATTGCCGACGGCAACGTTGCCAGTGACACTTAATGAACCAAGTGTACCAACTGAAGTGATGTTAGTTTGAGCCGCTGTGGTTATTGTGCCCACAATATTAGTGCCGCTTAGATTACCCGCAGTTACGTTGCCAGTGGCTGATACAATACCAGTCACAAACACACCTGAGGTTGCAAACACAGCTACATTATCAGTTCCGCCTACTCCAACGGAGACATTGCCGCCAGAGCTTACAACAGTAACATTACTTGTGCCCAAATTGATGTTGGCCACACTGGTGATAATTCCACTCAGTTGACTACCATTGCCCAAGATATAGTTGCCGGTGACGTTGCCTGTTGTTGAAATTGACGAAGGCGAAAACGATCCTACATACAATGTTCCTGAGGCAATGACGTTTCCACCGGTGATATTACCTGTAGCTGATATACCTGTTGTGCCGTCTAGTATTAATGCCATTTTGATGTCCTTGTCATATTTATGCTTATATTATGTTTAATGTGCTACCAGTGGGCACAAAAATGTTGCCAGCTGGATCCACAGAAATAGGACCAATTAACATGGAATTAATGTTGGGTCCAATGACCACATTGCTTGCTATGGTTTTGGGATTTGAATAAACCCCATACACAGTAAGCTCGCCTGGACTAACTTCTACAGTGTTGGCCACGCCATTGATTCCAATGGTCACGTTGCCATCAGTTCCATTTACTACAACGTTGCTGTTTCCAGCGTTAATACTGTTTGTTGCAATGCCACTTAGTTGACTACCATTACCAATGAAGTAGTTGCCAGTGACATTGCCAGTTGCCGAAATCAATCCGCCTGTTAGGATGTTGCCACTGGTAGTATTCCCACTCACACTGACTGAAGTAAGTGTACCAACACTTGTGATATTAGGTTGGCTTGCTGTGGTCAATGTACCAGTAATATTTGTTCCGCTGACATTGCCAGCGGCAACGTTGCCAGTGACGCTTAATGAACCAAGTGTACCAACTGATGTTAGACTTGACGTTACAACATTAGATGATAGCGTGTTACCGGTAAGGGTATTTGCATCAACTGTGGTAATAACTCCAGATAACTGACTACCATTGCCTAAAAAGTAATTTCCTGTGACATTGCCTGTAGCACTGACTATGCCGCCGGTTAATAAATTGCCACCCGTAACATTTCCCGAAGTAATCGATCCGGTGGTGCTTATGGTATTGCTACCAAACGCAGCCATAAATGTTGCTACATCACTATTGCCATATGTTGCTGGTAACCCTGTTAGTTGACTACCGTTACCAAAAATATAAGAACCAGTAATGTTACCCGTGACACTGGCTGTACCAGTAGTAACTGTGCCTGTTGAACTTATGGTCAACACGTTAGCAGTGCCTGCACTACTTATTGTAACATTGGCGTTGGAATACACTGCCACATTGCTTGTGCCGCTGGATATTGAATTTGCCGAATAGTTTTGTGTAAAAGTTAATGTTGTGGTTCCGATAACAATGGGATTATCAGTAATCAGTTTCCACTGTGTATCAGCATAGATCACACCTTCGGTGACCATCACAATCATGCCGGCTTCAATTTCGCCAGTTTCGTTGCCGTCACTGGTGCGTACCCAGGTGCCGTTGGATCCGGTTCCTATAGTTGATACTATGTATAAACCGTTTTGAGTTCCTGTACTTTGCGCAGTTACTAGTACGCGATCATCATCTGCTAGTGTAACACCATCAACCACCGCAGGTGCTCCACCTGTTAATGTGATATTTGCCACCGTGACTACGCGAGTTGCTTGCTTGTAGTCTAAATTAAAAATCTGTGCGGCACGCGGCTTAGTTAATCCCATTGTTCTTCCGTTATTATATGATATTTAGTCAAAAAAATAGGACTTCAAAAAGTCCTATTTTTGTCAGTTGCAGTATTAGTTGCGACCAATTACCACTTCAATTGTGCCTTCAGCACCGCTAAAGTTTTCCAGGGCCTTGCCAATGATTGTACCTGCACGAGCTGAGTTGTCCACTCGGGCTGCACCGTTGCCGGCAGCCACCATCATGTCACCTTTGGCCACTGGTCCAACAACTCTACATGGAACGCGACCTTGTAGTGCTACCATTGCCACGTGTTCAGCAGTTAGGCCGGCATTCATGATGTAACTTGGGTTAGTACTCACAACACCTGCCACTCTAGTTGAGCCTGCTTCTGTGGACAGCGTAACTTCTTTGGCACCGCCAAATGCCAACACAGTGCCTGGTGCATATTCAGCGTCTGCTTCGTATTTCTCTGCCAAGTCAGCGTATTGCGCACTTGTCGCTTTGGCAAATATGGTGTTGAAGTAAACACTAGAACTACCAATGTTACCTATGCCGTTGCCGTTGGCATTAACAATATTGCCACCAGTGATTGTGCCTGTTCCAACTGTTAAGTTACCACCTGCAATGTTGCCAGTTGCACTTACAGTACCAGTTACATCCAAGCCAGCTGTGGTAAACACTGCCACGTTGCTGGTGGCACCAATTGTGATGTTGGCATTGCCACTGGCTGATTGGATATCAAAGCTGGTTGTACCGTTTTGGATACGATCGCCTAGAATGTTGCCTTGCAGAGTTGCGTTGCCACTCACAGTCAAGTTACCTTGGATATCTACCAGTCCCGGGCTAATAGTCATCACTGTTGTGCCGGCTACATTGCCGCGGATGTTGCCTCCACTAGAGACAATTGCCATGTTTGACGTGCCACTAGTGATAGCAGTACTGTTGATGTTTCCACCTAGAATGCTTCCACTAACACTGAGGTCACCTGTAACGTTGACCACTGCAGACGTTTCACTTGGTGCTACAACTGCGTTGCCGGACGCATTTGAGATGCTGGTAACGCTGGTTGTAATTATAAACATACGCACATCAATCACGTCGCCTGTGGCAGGCGCTTCAGTGAATGTCAATGTAGTGCCACTGATTGCGTATGCTGTGGTTGGAATCTGCTGAACACCGTTGATTGCAATAATAGATCCAGCTGTGGTTGCGGCCTGACTCAGGGTAAATGCCACAGTCGATCCGTCACCGTTGAATTGGTTATCAGTAACCACCGTAAACGCTGGAGTACCAACTGTGTTCCACCCTGATGTACTGTATTGTTCTACACTGTCAACTGATGTGTTGTAACGCAACATACCCACAACACCTGTTGGGCGTTGTGCTGTGTTACCAACCGGGAACAATATGGAGTTTGTGGTATTAACTGCTAGTACAGCACCAGTGGTCTGTACATTGCTGCCAATGCTGATTGTGTCTGTTCCTGCATCTACAAACAACAAGTTAGCAACAGTGTCACCGTTCACAGCAAAGTTTACATCGGCCAGTGCAGAGTTAATATTAACAACACCGCCGCCCACATCAGTGATATCATCACCTGAGATTACAATGTTGCCAAACTTGCCGCTTGTTGCAATTACATTGCCTGCATTGACATTACCTGTGGCACTGATCAATCCACCTGTTAATACATTGCCACCTGTTACATTAGCAGTAGCACTCACAGTGGTGGCTGTAACGTTACCAATGAACGTCAAACCAGTTACGTTACCACTTGCAGAAATGTCTACACCAGAAATTGTGTTAGCACTTGTGATTGTGCCGGTTGCACTGATCAATCCACCTGTGTTGACATTACCCACAGTGGCAGTTCCTGTTGAACTTACTGTGCCGCCTGTGGCCAAGTTGCCACCTGTTACTGTGCCGTTTGCACTCACAGTGCCAGTTACGTCTATGCCACCTGTGGTAAACACCACCACGTTGCTTGTGCCGCCAATTGTGACATTGGCATTGCCGTTTGTGGCAGTTGTGATATTGGTATTGCCATTGATCAACGCTATTGCAGAATCAGCACTAACACCAGTCAGTTGTGAACCGTTGCCAATGAAGAAACTACCAGCGCCTGCAGTGATGTTGCCTACGGTGCTTACAGTACCACCTGTAGCAACATTGCCCAAGGTAGCAGTACCTGTTGAAGATATTGTTCCACCAGTTAAGAAGTTGCCTCCTGTGATATTACCGGAGCCAGAAATATCGCCACCAGCACCACTGGTAAAGATATTGCCACCTGTGATATTGCCAGTTGCACTGATCAATCCACCTGTGTTGACATTACCTAGTGTGGCAGTTCCTGTAGCACTTACAGTACCACCTGTTTGTAAATTGCCACCTTTGATATTGCCAGTAGCACTGATGCTTACTGTGTCAAAATTACCATTGGATGTGATATTACCAGCAGTCAAGTTACCAGTAGCACTTACAAGTCCACCTGTGTTGACATTACCGAATGTACCTGTTCCGGTTGAACTTACAATGCCGCCGGTTAGCACATTGCCAGCATCTACATTGCCAGTGGCAGTTAAACTTGTGCCGGTTGCCGCTCCAATATTTGGTGTTGTTAGCACAGCACTGGCTGGAATGATCAACTGGTTACTGCCGTTAATGCCAATTGTGGCATTGGCAGAACCATCAGTGTTGACGTTGAACTGTGTGCCACTCAATGACAGCGCATTGCCTGCTGTGTACTGTCCTGCTCCTGAGAACTGTGCCCATATAATTTCTGTTGTGCCAACTATGATTGGGCTTGCACTGTTGTTGGTACATACCCAACCTGTATCAGCCAGTACATTGCCAGTTTCAACAAATGTGAACGCACCGTACATTTCATTTGGAATGTCAAAGTCCACAGCACGTGTCAACACGTATGCTGTACCCGGAGCACCTGCTGTGGTTACAACGTAGATACCATTGAATGCAGCCGATGCTGTTGAATTGTTAACAAATGCGCCTGTTTCGTTCTTGACCAGTACTCGCTGACCAGATGCAACTATTTCACCATCAATGGTCAAGTTGCCTGCAACATTACCTGTCAGTGTTGCACCAACACCGCTGGTGCCGTTGTTGTATACATAAGCAGGCAGTGTAGCATATGTGCCTACGTGTACAGATGCTTTAAGGTCAAGACCCTGTGCCACTGCATCAACATAACTCTTGGTTGCGGCATCTTGTGCCTGAACTGGATCTTTAACACCGTTGATGAAACTGGTGTTGACATTGATGTTGCCTGTTCCATTTGTTACCAAACTAATGCCACTGTTGGCAGATGTAGAAGTGATAGTTACCGAAGGTGCTTCAAATCCAGCATTAGCAATTATAAAGTCACCAATGACATTACCGGTAGCAGAAACAAATCCATTTACATTGACATTGCCAAATGTACCTAGGCCAGAACCAGTGATGTTGCCTGTTGCACTGATCAATCCACCTGTTAAGATGTTGCCACCAAATACATTTCCTGTTGCACTTGAAATGCCGCCAGTCAATATATTACCACCAGTGATGTTGCCAGCGCCGCTGATTGTTCCACCCGTC